GCGGGTATAAAAGGCGCGGGTAACGCTTTCGAGTGCCTGCGACAGCATCATGACGAAGGAAAGCGCCGCGGTTGCTGTCAAGGCAAGTAGGATCACTTTGTCGAGGCCGTTATTACTCGGATCCGGGTCGACCGCCCACACCTGGATGGCGTCGGACATGAATACCGCGAGCTGACCGTTGAACTCGCCCAGCCCCAAGGCTTCTTCGGTGCCCGGTGTTTTGAGCCCGGTCGGCAGAAATCCGGCGTCGTTGGTGGTGGTCCAGTCGGTCGGGTCCCCGGTTGCGCAATAATCGACGACGTCGTCGTCCACCGCCCATATCTTTTCCGCCAACCGTATTCCGGCTTTGGTGTGGGGGCAGTTCACGTCCGTGATGTGATACGGCGAGCTGCCGGTGATGTAATGGTGCTCGACGTTGCCGGAGGCGTATTCGATGGCGACATAGATCGCGCCGTTGAACACGTCAGCAAAGTGCTGCGCCTTGACGTCATCTGTGGCGCTGGCCGAATAAGGCACCTGGTGGTTGTCGATGCCCACGCCGTTGGTCGCGGTGGGGTGCACGGGGTTCGACACGGCCGAGAAGGTGTTCAGCTTGCCGTCGAACGGCATCAGGCCGACCGACCCGGCGCCCAGGTTGGCGACCTTCGTTAGGCCCGGACGCTTCTTGAGCGCCCACCCCGTGGTGACATAACAATTCAGCATGTCATACAGGCGATTGGAATCACTGACGCCCCGGCCCTTGCGCCGGTCAATGCCAAGCTCGAATCGGTCAAAATTGATTACCGGCATGGCTTACACCCGCCGCGGCCGCGGAGGCGGCTCGTCGCTACCGGACCGTGCCGAGGAAAAACCCCGCCCGGTGTACCGGCGCCCCTTGTGCTGCTTGGCCCGGTATTTCCCGAGCAGTGAGTTCATCTGTGCCGCGATCGCCTCGGCGTCATTCTGTCGGTAGTGTGATTTCGCGGCCGCCAGAGCGTGCAGAAACACGATCTCCGGCTCAATCGTGACCTTGTCGGTGTCCTCCACGAACCGTCCGATGCGCATGTAATATTCGAGGCGCAGAGGATAGGCCGCGTCTGGGGCCGGCCATACCTCGATCTGCGGCAGGTTGGACGTACCGCGCCGGATCTCGTAGTGTGAGGGCACCGCCGGCGAGTCCGTGGCCCGGTGCACCGCGGTGATGCCGCGCTTGAGGGCCGGGTAGGGCGCATCGCCCTCGAGGGTCAGGGGCCGGATGGTCTCGATGCGCTCGGGGTCGCAGTCGTCCGGCACGTCGTACAGCGTCATGCCAGTGCTGAGCGTGCCCGGATCGTCGTCGTTGACCCGATACAGGACGGCGGACTGGAGCTGCTCGACAAGCTGCGTCTGGGCGGATTGCAGGAAGTCCTGCAGGATGGGGCGCTGCACCGTCGACGCCCCACCCTGCGCCGCGAAGCCCGTGCGCACCGCGAGACGGTGCGTCAGCTCTCCGAGCGTGGGCTTGACCGGCACCGCCATGCACTTACTCCGCGATCAGCCGGTCGAGTTGGTCGCTGACGTCCTGCAGCGTGGCGCCGTCCTCGACCTGGCCACCCAAGGCCTGCACCTGGTCGATACTCTCCCGGTACAACTGGTTCGCCAGCTCGACCGGGGGCGTGTCCGGATCGTACTCGATGCCGAGCTCGTCCATCCTCGCCATCACGGCCGGGCCGTTGATGATCGGCTCGCCGTTGCTCTGTGCTTCGGCCCGCGGTTCGGTGTCGACGGTGTCGGCAATCTCGTTGCGCTCCTTGGCCGTGACCGTGAACTCGTGGCCCTCGGCTTTCAGCCGCCGGTTGACTTCGCGCACTTCGGCCTTGCCACCGGTCCACCATTTTTCGTTCTGGTGCATCGGGTCGGCCGCCTGCATCTGGTTCATGATACTGGCCACGATCTGCGCCTTGTCGTTGGGCTCGCCGTCGTCGGCATTGTCCGCCGGCACGTCGCCGTCGAAGTCGAACAGGGCGAGGCCCTGCGACAGGGCATCTTTCCACGTGGAGCTGAACGGCTGGCCGAACACTTCCTCGACAAACGGCTTATCGCTGTCCTTGTCGTTGCCGTGCGCTTCACCCAGGCGGGAGTATTCCTCGTTGGGGTCCACTGCGCGGGTCATGACCTGGCCGTCGGCTTTCAGGTGCGGGCCTTCGACCAGGACTTCGCCGAATTTCTTCTGCAGGATGAATACTTCGTGCGCGAGGCACACGCGCGTAGTGGTGTTCATGGGGTTGCGCGTGACTCGCGCTTCGACGTACGGGACGGTGTAGGTAGGCATCGTTAGCGTGCTCTCTTGTCTCTGGTTTCAGTTTTAGGGGTGCCGGAAAAAACAGGGGCGCACGAAGCGCCCCCACAATCCCCGTACAACACCCACGGTAAAGTTGATCAGTTGCCGGCTTCCAGGTGGCAGTCTGCCTCGCCGCCTGTTCGGGCCGACGCCATCCACCGCATATACTTCGCCAGCGTGACGTTGCCGCGAATGGTCCGATCTGAGCCGGATTCGGTGACGGTGACCTCGTCGGACCAATTCGAATCGTCGTCGGACGATTGCAGCTTGGCTGTGCCGTTCCAGGCGTCGCAGTCGACGACATACTGGACGGTCCGGCCTTCCATGAAGGGCGACACGTTCATTTCCTGCGAGGCCAGATTCTCGACCGCGTCCACGGTCCCCAGGTCTTTAATGCTCATGTTGAGTTACCTCCGGATTAGGACAGCGCGAGCAAGCCGTGAGCGTTGCGCCGGTTGGTGGACATCACGCCCTTGTTGGTCAGGGCCCAATACCAGACATAGCGGTTGTACTCACGGGGCGGGGTGCGCCGCACCATGTCGTGACCGCGAGCCGGGCGCCAGCGCAGATGCTTGATGTTCAGCATATAGATGCGCTTTTCCCACGGCGTGGCGGGCGACAACAGGGTGTCGAGCTCCTCGAACTCGGGCGACCACAGGATCGGCACCTGGTTGAAATGCAGACCGGTGCGGATACCCGCGTCGCCCTGCTGGATCGCGGGGTCAAACTGCGCACTCTGGCCCGACACGTTCAGCACGGTGTACCGACTGATGTCGCCGGCCGCCTGCTTGCGGAACTCATCGATCGCCGTCGTGCCGGCAATAATCAGGTTCGGCTGGCCGCCGTGTTTCAGGCAGGAGCGATACACGGTGTGCATTTCGTCGATCAGGTCCGCCGCGGCGATGCTGGTGGAAAAGTTATTCCGCCAGTAGCTGTTCGCGGCCTGGTCGATGCCGCCCACGGTGCCGGCCGCAGCCGGGTTGAGCTGCACGATATGATCCAGGCCCGCGATCGCGTCGCCGTCCTGAGTGCCGTCCTGGTGCATGTTGATCGACCACTTTTCCTCGAAGCCGAGCCGCAGGCTGGTGATGTTTTCCTCAAGCAAGTCCGTCAACTGCACCAGCTCGTCGTTGCTCGCCGACTTCGGCATCTGGTCGTTGATGCTGATGCCGTTGGCGAACAGCGTATCCTCGTCCAGGTAAAAGCCGTCGTGCATCGACCCCCAGGCCCACTGCGCCTGGCGGATGGTGTCTCTCTTGTTGTAGGTGACTTCGGCGGCGCCGAAATAGAACTGGAAGTTAGAGTCGTACTTCGTGCGGATCTGCTCGACCAAGTACTGCTTGCCGCCGTTGAATTTCTTCGTGCCGGCTTGCAGGAACGGACGCTCCACCGCCACCTGGTCAACGGGATTGTTGCGCAGGTAGGCGTCGAGCGACACGTTGCCGAGCTGGGTAAGTTCTGCGCTGGTAAAGGGCATCGCTGTGTACCTCTCGTTCACGTTCAAAACCCGGGCCCATGGCCCGGCGCTTTTCACCGTGACGGCGGCGCGAAACCCGTCGATTTGCAGCGCCTACCGGACGCGACCCCGGCGGTACAGCGACGATTCGGTGAGAATCTTCCTCTTGTGAGGATGGGGGCTATTGTCGGCGGGATTTTCCGTCCGACGAGTTTGTCAAGGTCTCAGTGTCCCGAAAAGGACGGCACGTGTATCAGGCTCTCGG